ATTTCTAACTTTTTTAATAACTCTATATTTTCCTCACATACTAAAACTTTAAAGCCTTTAGTATGAATTGTTTTTCCTATATAAGATTTCTTTAACATATTACAAATTTAAAAAAAAAGGGGATATTACTCCCCTCTTTCATACAACAAAGAACGATTAAGCAATCGTTAAACCAGCCACAACAGAGGCTTGAACTTCATAACAAGGTAACTGAGATTTATCAGTTAACTCAATTTGGTATTGGTTAGGGTCTCCATAAGCCTGGCCAGTTTGTGCTACTAAAGAACTACCTTCAGCGAACTGGTCAAAACCAAGGGCTAAATACGTACCATTATTTGTTTTTACTATTACAGCCAGTCTAGCTAACATTAACATTTTTATTTCGTTTGTCTTAGTAGCCGTTAATTTATTAATTGTAAACGCTAAAACATTATCATAAAAAGAAGTGCCAGCTGCTGGGTCTACTGTAGCAGTAGAGGTAACAGAACCGGATTCCTTTTTTAGATTATACTTAAAAAAACTTGATGTACCAACCTGAGTAATAGCACTAATTTCGTGTCCTGACTGAGTAAATGCAGAAACATTGTCTCTTTCAGATATTAAGACTTCCTCAATACCTCCTAGACTGTCGCTACAATCTCTAGCCATTCCACTTGCTAATATACAACTCATAACTATTTGATTTTCAATTAGTTAGCATCTCAGCTAACGATTATTTAAAAGGGGGAAATTAATCCCCCATTAAGATTATACTAAAGCAAATCTAACTATCTCGTCAGGGAAAGCTACATTTACACCTGTTCTAAAAGCCATTGTCACTTTATAGATTCTGTCATTATCGTCATACCAAGACCTAACGTCGTTAGCCTCTTCGTCTGGTAAATCAACACCAATAAATACGTTTGATGCTCTCATCAAATAGATATTGTTGTTCGATTGTGTTAAACCTGGATCAGAAACAACTTCGATATTTGGGAAACCAATTAAAGGCATAGACTGTGTTTGTCCTTCAGATACATAATGGAAGTAGTTACCGTCAGCTAAAGCTCTTTGATAAGATAAAAATTGAGCTGGTGCGATAAACATTTTTAAATCGTCTGCTCCAGCAATAGCTTCAGGAGTTAATTCAGCCATCCCTAAAAGGATACTAATAATATTAGCTGAAGTATATCCAGTACCTGTAGTAATTCCCGATGGATTACCATTGATAGCTGTTCCAGCTGCTAAAATTTGCTTATCTAACCCGTCAAACTTACTTAGGTTGGCAGCGCCAGAAGTGGTGTCACCTTGCCAATATGCTTTACCTAAAGCCTCTTGAACTTTTGCAACTTTTTGAGAAAAATAAATCTCTTCAAAAGGTATCTCTTCTTTCTCGTTAGTTAGTCCTTGCTTTAACATTACTGCAGTATATTTAGCTGCTAGGTCAGTCATACACAAATCCTCGTGCACTGCTACAGCACCCGGTGTAATAGTTCTTTGAGACAAAGTAGTAGAACCACTAGCACTCCTAGAACATCCGTCAGCTTGAAATACAACGTCTGTTGAAAGTATATTAATTGTAGTCGGTCCTTTTACACCGTCTTGAATGTTAGCGTATTCTGCTAACCTTCCTCCTGCTACAGACTTAACTATTAAGTCCATTGCATTTTGTTCCGTATACGCTGGAAGCGCACTTACATCAAAACTCATAATTTTTAATTTTTAGTTTATTATATTTTTATTTTTTAAGATAGTTATTATATCTTTTTTGTTTTCTTTTTTCAACGCTTTAAACGCTGAATTTCTTTTTACGACTGCATTATTAACAGGCTCTTCGATTAACTTTTCAGTTAATTCTAAAAGTTTAGCGAAAGAATCTCTAAGAGTATTAATCTCTTTTTTAAGGTCTTTGTTTTCCTCTGACAAAGTAGCTTCCATAGAAAATACTCTTTCAGTCACAACAGACTCAATGATCTTTTTAGCTTCTCTTTCCTGAGCTTCAGTTAAAGGAGTAGACATTTCCTCTTCCTCTTCAGCTTCCTCTTCTATTACTGGCTCTTCCTCAGCTTCCTCTACAGCTACAATAACTCCAGCTTCAGTAGAGATAACTCTACCATCACTAAGTTTGTGATCACCGTCTGGAGCTGGTAATAGCTCACCGTCAACCTCTACGACTACAGCAGCACCTAAAGAGACATCTGGCTCTATTTGTGCTACAGTACCGTCTTCTAGTACTACGTCTTCGAACTTTTCTTTAGTTTCTTCAGTAGTCTCTTCAGAGGTTTCTTCAGTAAAATTTTCAGTAATTTCGGAGTTTACTTTAGATTCGTTTTCAACTTCTATACCTTCGCTTTTGAATATGCTTTTAATATCGTTGAATAATTCTTTAAGTTCACTCATAATGAAAAATTTTTATATACTATTATATATAACAAATAATTGATAGTATCACAATTTTATACTAACTATTTTTTTTAATATTTACTTTTCACACACTTACCATTTTTTTTAGTATATCCTGGAGGACATTTTTTGTACATATTAGCCTCGTGTGTTTCACCTACCATATACCAAATTTTGTCATTATATTCGTGTTCGTGGATTCCGTCAATACCTAAATCTTTAGCAGCTTTAACAGCCATATCTTTAGAAGCGTAAGCTAGTCTGTCGTCTATAATAGCAAAGTCTTTATCTATTACCATACTAACAAAATTATTTTTTTTCTTTTGTTTATATTTTTTAACTACTTCTCTTATTTTGTTTATTAGTGTTACTGGATATTTTATAGTCTTAGCCTGGCCAAACATACCTTCTACGCTAAAACCTCTAAAGCTACCATCTTTAACCATAGCCCAAACCTCATCATTCTCAACTCTCATAGAACCCCACCAGCTACCATCTGGAGCGTCTTCAAATCCTTTAGGCGCTTTAATACCTCTCTTAGAATCTATTATTAGAGACTCTATGACATAAACACCTTTAGCCTGTAGGTTGTTATCGTGCATTAGATTTACGTTAGCATTAAGACCATTCTTAAAAAATTTGTTTACGATCTTTTCTATAGTGTCTCTCCTAAAGACTACATAATACTTTTCGTTATTGTCATTTAATCTAATGATAGGTAAGTCCGCTTTCATAAAATAACCGCTTACTATTCTTTTCTCTTCGTCTTCTATTTTAAACTCCTGTCTATATTTGTCTTTAGTTTTCATTTTATCAATAGCCCAGTTAACGCCACTAGTACCACCCCAAGCGTCCCACATAATACCTCCGCAACCCTCACTATAAGGAACGTCTTTATTTTGTTGATGTCTTTTAAAGCTAGCCATTCTACCTATAGTCTCCCAGCTTATTTTTTCTTTGTTGGCTAATTGTCTAGCTCTAGTCCATCCTACTCTAGTACCGCAGTCTATGTTGTTCTCTTCTTTATATTTAATAGCTTTCTTTGCGTTGTTAGATGCTGACTCTGGGTAGTCGTTAAAAGTATCTTCAAATTTTTGTTTAGCAAAAGATAGCCATAGACTTTCAGTGGCTGGGCTGTCTACTAGTGCTATAAAATCCACTCCAGACTCGTCTTCCTCATCTATAATTAATTCTAGTAATTCTGTATTTTTCATAATATTTATTTTTTAATTTCCAAATGTACTTTGTCCTTCTATTACAGCTACGTTGTTTTGAGTGTTTGTAATATCTGTCTCAGTTACAAATACTCTTTGAGGTTCTTGTCCTGTTAGTGTGCTAGTGTTAGCTGGTCCAATTACTGGAGCTTCCCCACCTCCTCCAGTTCCTATAGAGTTACCGCTTATATTAGGGACACCTCCTAAAGTCGCAGCTGTGAATTTTTGTTTTCTAATTTGATTTACATTAGCTAACCCCGCAGCTACAGCTAGACCCGCAGCTATTCCCCCTCTAATTGGAGAGGAAGGGTCTGGTATAGGTATAAATTGAGATTGATAAGCACTGACTGCACTTTGATAAGTAGTAATTAAAGCAGCGGCTATACTAGCTTTTTTCTGTATATTAAAAACCTTTTCAGCTCTTTTATTATTAGCGTCTAATAGTTTTTGCTTATCTCTTTGGACTTTCTCTAGTTGTTTTAGTTTTTGTTTTTCTGTTAAGTTTTGATTATCTAATATTTGTTTATTAAGAGTTTTCTCATCTTCTAAGACTTGCTCATTTAAAGACTGGTATTTTTCAACACTTTGACTAGCAAAATTTTGTATAACATCTAAACCATCTTGAATAGATTTCTGTCTAAATTCTTTGACCCTTTCGTCTTCCTCATCCGCATATCTTTTCTTAATTTCATTTATTTGAGTTTGTTGTGCTTCCTCTAATACAGCTATGTCATCTCCATATAGTTTAGCCTGTTCTATTAAATCAAAATATTTTTCTCTTACAGCGTTAACTTCTTGTTGTTCTTTACTTAGTTTACTGTCAAAATATTCATTTTCTAATTGCTCTTTAGTTAATAAAAAATCTGCTAAGTCTTGAGATTCTATTGCTTGCTCTTCTAGTCTTTTAGCTCTAGCGTCAGCTGCTCTTTTATCGGCTTCAGTTTGTGCTTTATTGTCAGCGGCTTTCTTAGTCTCAGCGGCTTTCTTATTTAAATCTAGTATCCCTAATTCAAAACCAGCTAAAGCGTCTCTTTGTTTTAGTAAGTTTTCCTCTAGTATTTCTATTTCTTTTTGACCTTCTAACTCTGTAGCCTCTGGGTCAAAAATAAACCTAGTAGCTCTGTCTAGTAATTCGTCCGCTCTTTCAGTTAAGCCTAAGTCTACATTAATAGGTTCGAATCCAAAAAGTTTTTTTCCTACTGAACTTTGAGTTACTTTGTTAATTAATTTTAGAAAGCTCTCAGCTGCAAACTCATTTAATTTTAAAAGTGTTCTAGGTACTATTAATAGAAACTCTACAGTCTTTTTAAGTATGTTTTGATTTCTTATAGACCCTTGTACTTTCTCCTCATTAACTATTTTTTGTGCTTCTATTTCAGCTATAAGACCATCTACTATTTTCTTTTGACCGTCTAACTTCATTTTAAGGATTTGTCTTTCTGTAAATCCTTGAGCTTTTAGTATATTAGTTTGGTTGTTTAAGGTCTCTAAGTTTTTCTCATTTAGTTTATTAGTTTCTTTTGTAGATAAAACTAAGTCATCTGAAGCCTTAGACACTCCAGACATAGCAGCTTTTAACTTATCAAAGTTAGCTATTAAAGCAGCTAGACCCACTACTAGCAAACCTATACCAGTAGCAGCTATTGCTGTTTTTAATCCTTTGAAAGCTGTTGAGGTTGTGTTAACTGAGCCTGTAAATAATTTCATTACACCACTAGCTATTACAGTAGTAGCGTTATTAGCTTTCTGAAAAGCTGTAGAATTCTTAACTACGTTGTTAAATAACTTCATACCTGACTGAGTACCCTCTATAGCACCTTTAAAAGCCATAGAGACACCAATAGCCTTTTCTATGTTTTGGACTGTCTCTTCTATAGGACCTCCAGAGCCACCTAGTAAAATAAAAGCAGCTGAGACATCACCAACAGCTCCAGCTACACTACCTAACTCACTAGCGACCTGTTCGTTATCTAGGGCCTCCATAGATAGTTCGGTGTTTTTAATTTCTTTACTAACACCTACTAACTCATTTTTTAAATCTTTAAACGCCTGTGATCCTAAAGGAACTTTCCTAAGCTCTTCGTTTAGTCTTTCGGCTTCCTGTTCTAATTGACCTAAAGAAGTAGTAGCTCCTTTTGCGTTAATGTCTAATTCTAAAGCTATTTTCTCAGCCATTTGTTTTAATTATTTGATGTTATTAAAAATTGTGTTCCGTCCCATTGAATAGTGACATATTTATAATGAGAGTTTAGTGTGTAGGTACTAGCTCCGTCTATTGTAGTACTTATAGAGCTAGCCGTTAAAGTAACCTGGTTAGATGAGTTAACCTTTTTAAAAGTCCAAGTCTTACCTATTACTATACCTAAAGGGAAAATTATATCTATATTACCAGCTGAAGAGTCACAAAAATAAATTTGTACATTGATGTCCGCTTTGTCATTTGTTGTAATAGTTCTAGTAGCTCCAGGTCCTGTAATAGTACCATTTACATAGGTAGTATCTGAGTTGGTTACTGTTTGATTACTAGTATTGATTAACTGTACGTTTTCTAGTCCAGACTCTACAGTATTATTATTTCCGCTTATTTGAATGTTTTTAGTGTTAGAAAATACTTTATTACTATCTCCGATTACATTAACACCTCTAGCGTTTGCGCTAATATAATTATTAGACCCTATAGCTTTTTGGTTTAAGTTGTTTACTACATTACCATTTTTTAAACTACTTTGACCTATTGAAAATAAAGGAGCAGCATTTCCTCCTATTGATTTTTTACCTCCATAAGTAGCTGCGGTTGTTGGTGTAAAATCGTTTGTTAGTTTAATCTTTAAAAATTCACATTTAGTTATGGGGTTGCTAGGGTTATAATTTTCTATTTTATTTAATCTAAAATATTGGTTTTCAAAATAATATTGTTTACTAAATGATAGCTGTTTAATGTCTGACGGGTTTAAATAAAAATAAGCAGATACTATTTTACTATTATTATCTGTGATCTCCTGTAAAAATTTAGAATAGTATTTATTAAATAAAGTATTATTAGAAAATGTTATAACCTT